AGTCCATCGCACAGCTATCGGACATGGTGATAGGGCTTGAGAGAGACCAGCAGAACGACAATGAGCAGGTACGCAATACAACCACAGTGCGTGTGCTCAAGAATCGCTACGCTGGCCTCACAGGAGCCTGCTGCTGGCTAAAGTACGATAAGGTCACAGGCAGGATGACGGAAACAGCAAAACCACAGGAGGTGCCAAATGCCCTCTAGCAGTCCCATCTTTTTAGATGCGGAGACCGATGGCCTGAAGCCTACCAAGGTCTGGGTGGTAGTAACCATGCAGGACGGAGAGCTAAAGGAGCACTACGACGCAGAGTCCCTAGAGTACGCTCTAAGAGGACATGACGATGTGGTAGGCCATAATGTACTTGGCTACGACATACCTGTCCTAAAGCGTCTGTGGGACATCGACATCAACAAAGAACGTGTGAAGGACACTTTGGTCATGTCACGCCTAGCGAACCCACAGCTAGACGGTGGACACTCTCTGAGAGCGTGGGGCGAAAGACTCCAGTTTCCTAAGGGAGACCACAGTGACTGGTCACAGCTATCGCCAGAGATGGTTCAATACTGTCGGCGTGATGTAGAGGTTACAGCAGCACTCTACAAGAAGCTGGAGTGGGATCTACGCAACTTCAGTGGACAGTCTGTAGATCTAGAGCACAAGGTGCAGGACATTACACAACAACAAGTGCGCAATGGCTGGCTGTTGGACAACAGGAGAGCTACGGAACTGGTCTCTACTCTGCGTGAGAAACTAAACGATCTGGAGGATGCAGTACAGAGAGCCTTCAGGCCACTACCGACATTTGTTAAGGAGATAAAGCCAAAAGTAAAAAAGGATGGAGCCATCTCTGTCGTAGGTTTAAAGTTCTTGGGAGACTCTTGGGAGATCGTGGGTGGCCCTTTTTCTAGAGTAGACTACCCTGAGTTTAACTTGGGGTCACGACAGCAGATTGGCAGATATTTACAACACTATGGTTGGAAGCCCTGTAAGTTCACTGAGACAGGACAGGCGATGGTTGATGAGAAGGTCTTGGGGGGAATAAAAGACATCCCACAGGCTACACTCATCTCTGAGTACCTGATGGTGCAGAAGCGCATAGCACAGGTACAGTCTTGGATAGACGCAGTGGATGACGATACAGGCCGTGTGCATGGCAGGGTTAACACCAACGGTGCAGTGACTGGCAGGATGACACACGCTAAACCTAACCTAGCGCAGGTTCCTGCATCCAGAGCACCCTACGGTGAAGACTGTAGACTCTGCTGGACAGTGCCTGACGGTTACAAACTCGTGGGTTTTGACGCCAGTGGATTAGAGCTACGCATGTTAGCCCACTACATGGACGATGAGGACTATACAAATGAAGTCATTGGAGGTGACATACACACAGCTAACCAGCACCTTGCGGGGCTTGAATCAAGAGATCAAGCAAAAACTTTCATCTACGCCCTTCTCTACGGAGCAGGAGATGCGAAACTTGGTACGGTGGCGGGAGGAGGCGCAAGTGCTGGTAGACTGCTTAGAGAACGATTTATGCGTAATCTCCCAGCATATGCAACTCTTAAAACAAGAGTTGCGCAAGAGGCAGCGCAAGGTTGGATCACTGGACTAGACGGAAGGAGACTGTGGATACGATCAGAGCATGCAGCACTTAACACATTGTTACAAAGTGCCGGTGCGTTAGTTATGAAACAAGCCTTGATTATCTTGGATGAGTATGCTAAACTATGGGGTATGGACTATAAAATTGTAGGTAACATCCACGATGAAGTCCAGACTGAAGTGCCAGTATCACAAGCAGATAAGTTCGGGCAGCTTGCAGTCTCTTGTCTAGAGGCAGCAGGTATATACTTTAACCTAAACTGCAAACTTGCAGGGGAGTATCAAATTGGAACTAGCTGGGCAGAAACACACTAATATCATGGGATTCTACGAGAAAACAAACGGCAGATACTACAAAGATAATCCTGAGGCACAGCGTCGAAGGAATAACAATAGGATGTGGGTAAACGGAAAGTATGTATCAAATTCACATCCGCTACACAAGCCGGGATGCTACAAAGGCTTTACTGATGCAGCCTTTAGTTCTCTACAGAACTACGAGACTGCCAAGCAGGGCCAAGTGTACGTACTGGTGAACCCAGCATTCCCCGGCTGGTGTAAAGTAGGGATGGCTGTGGACGCAGAGGATAGGCTCAAGCATTACCAGACTAGCTCTCCGTACAGAGACTACGAGGTAATTAAGGCATATGACACCGATGATCGACGCGAGGCTGAGAAGGCCGCACACGAGCTTCTAGCGAAGTCACATGAACGTAAGGGCGAGTGGTTCTACATTCAGCACCCTGTTGCTACAGGAATACTGGACGGACATTTTAATGAAGACAGTTAGTACAGTTGTCGATGACATCTACGAGCTTATGACCACAAAGTCTGCTGATGAGTCAGTGGACGTTGAGGCTGAGATTGACAAGTTCGGAGAAGCCGTTAAACAGCTAATGCGTACTGAGTTTATGCCTGAGACTCCACGTGATGGGCGTAAGCTGCGCATGTCCAACATAGGTAGGGACGATAGATACCTATGGCACCACTACAATGACACAGGCGCTGGAGAGGAGATCCAAGGGCATACGTATGTGAAGTTCATGTACGGGCACCTGATTGAGGAAATGCTCTTGTTCCTGTGCCGCATGGCGGGGCACACGATTACCGATGAGCAGAAGGTCTGCGAGGTAGAGGGTATCACTGGGCACATGGACTGTAAGATTGATGGCATAGTGACGGACGTTAAGTCTGCAAGTCCCTATGGCTTCAAGAAGTTCAAGAATGCTACGTTGGCCTACGATGATCCGTTTGGGTACGTCGATCAGATCAAGGCATACGCACATTCAGAAGGTGAGACCAAATTCGGTTGGTTGGCTATGGATAAGTCTAATGGTCATCTGGCATACCTACAGTATGACCTAGAGGATACAGAAGCACCTGTATACAAGGCTATCAAGGGAGATATAGCAGAGAGGATACGCCATGTAAAAAAGCTCGTAGAGGCAGAAGAACTACCACCAGTATGCGCGGAGCCATTAGCGGATGGCAAAAGTGGAAATATGCGATTACCAGTAAACTGTTCCTACTGTCATTTCAAGCACTCATGCTATCCAGAACTGCGTACTTTTCTGTACTCAACAGGGCCAAGGTTTCTAACGGAGGTGGTGAATGAGCCTAAAGTCCAAGAGATCACGTAATGGTAAGTTGTATCGCTCTGGCTTAGAGCGTAAGTTTGCAGAACTAGCGCCTAAACGAAGATACCTGTACGAGCCATATGACATACCGTATGTGATGCACAGGACATATAAGCCAGACTTCGTAGATAGGGAGACAGGAGACTACATAGAAACCAAGGGGTTTTTTAGAACAGGAGACACACAGAAATACACTTCGATACGGGACAGTATAGCCCCTATCAAGCTGATATTTGTCCTGTCAGATCCTAACAAGAAAGTACGCAAAGGAGCGAAGATAACAATGGGACAATGGTGTGATAAAGAAGGTTTTGAGTTTTACACAGTTGATGAGTACATGATTCATGTCACTAACAATGGATGAGATCAAAGAACGCATACTAGTGCGATACGATGCCGATGATCTGGTGGAGGCTCTAGACATATCCTCTGAAGAACTATTGGACAGATTTGAGGATAAGTTCATCAACAGGCTACACAAGTTTGAAGAAGACATAGAGGACGATACGAAAGATGAAGAACAAGAGCATTGATGATGCAACACCAGAAGAATGGAACAGATTGAATAATAGCAGTAAAAGAGAGTTGGCTTGGCTGGACGAAGAAGACAGTACAGAGTTTGATAGTGTCCACAAGCCAGAGCACTACAACAACAGTGGGCTGGAGTGTATAGATGCCATCAAAGGCATGCTTACTCCCGACGAGTACATTGGATACCTACGTGGTAATTCATTGAAGTATCTGTGGCGGTTTAGATACAAAAACAAGCCCATAGAAGACCTGCGCAAAGCCCGTTGGTATGAAGAAAGATTGATTAGTTACATGCTGGAGCATCCTAGTGACAAGTAAGGCAGGTGTACAGGACTACTTAGGTATCCAGATTGATTACGACAGAGAGCAAGATCTTAATGTGTTCTCTCTTGAGACCCTGAAGGACAGATACTTTTGGGAGGAGGAAACTCATGCACAAGAGGCTTTTGCTCGTGCTTCAGTCTTTGCTGCAACGTATCAAGGACATACTGACTACAATCTTGCACAGCGACTTTACGACTACGCAAGCAAGAGTTGGTTCGGTTTTAGCACTCCTATACTTAGTAACGGGGGAACTACTCGTGGCCTCCCTATTAGCTGTTTTCTTAATTATGTTCCTGATTCAAGGCGTGGCCTATCTAATCACTATGATGAAAACATTTGGTTGGCAAGTGGCGGTGGAGGCTTGGGTGGATATTGGGGTGATGTTAGAAGTAATGGCGTTTCTACTTCTAACGGCAGTCAGTCTACTGGCTCTATCCCTTTCATGCACGTAGTTGACAGTCAGATGCTGGCGTTTAACCAAGGAGTAACAAGAAGAGGATCATATGCGGCTTACATGGACATCAGCCACCCAGAGGTTGAAGAATTTATTGCCATGCGAAAGACTACTGGAGGAGATCTTAATAGAAAGTGTCTTAATCTGCACAACGGTATCACTATTGACGATGACTTTCTCACAGCCGTTAAGAATGATGACCAGTGGAGGCTGATTGACCCTAAGTCAAAGCAGGCCATCAAGACTGTGCCGGCAAGGGACTTGTGGTGGCAGCTAATACACACTAGGGCAGAAACAGGGGAACCCTACATTGTCAATCTAGACCGCTGTAACGAGGCTCTACCGCAGTCTCAGAGGGACATAGGGCTACAGGTTCGCCAGAGTAACCTGTGCTCTGAGATTACTCTACCGACAAGTGAAGATCGAACAGCAGTATGTTGTTTATCTAGTGTCAACCTAGAGTACTTTGATGAGTGGAAAGACGATGATGTATTTATTAGTGATTTAATTACAATGCTTGATAATGTATTAGAACACTTTATTGATAATGCTACACATGGAGAACATGCATGGCATTTATATGAAACCTTTAAGGAGTTTAGTAAAGATGTTAAACCAGATAAAACAGGCTTTGCAAAAGCCGCTTATAGTGCATATAGAGAACGCGCAATTGGCCTTGGCGCGATGGGGTTTCACAGTTACCTTCAACGCAATGGAATACCTTTCGCTGGTGTATTCGCCGCCTCGTTCAATAACAGAGCATTTAAACACATCAAAGAAAGAGCTACTTCCGCTTCTGTCAACCTTGCAAAGCAACGTGGTAAAGCACCTGATATGGTGGGTAGTAACTGTCGTAACTCTCACCTTCTTGCTATTGCTCCTAATGCCTCTAGTAGCATTATATGCGGTGGAACGTCTCCTTCTATTGAGCCAACGAGGGCTAACGTATTTACGCACAAAACTCTTACGGGATCGTACAAAGTAAAAAATAAGTATTTGGAGGAGTTACTTGAGAAGAAAGGTATTAACAACGAACAAACGTGGAAAGATATTACTGCTGCTGAAGGATCTGTTAAAGACTTGGCGCAACTCACGGAAGAAGAGAAGGAGATATTTAGAACAGCGCCTGAACTTGACCAGCGGTGGGTCATCGAACACGCCCACCAGAGGCAAAAGTACGTCTGCCAAGCACAGTCAGTAAATCTGTTCTTCGAGCCACCACCTGCTACTGCGCCACAGGAGATACACGATGAATATTTGGAGTATGTTAATCATGTACATTGGACAGGAGCTAACAAACTCAAATCTATGTATTACCTGCGAACTACAGCGGCTAGAAATACAGAGAATGTTAACATTAAAATCCCAAGGATCAACCTTGAAGAACAGGAGTGCCTAAGTTGTGAAGGTTAAAACTATATTAGCTATTGTGTTGTTACTGATGCCTAGCTGTGCTGCTACATCAGGAGACGGAAGTAAGTGGAAAAACATGGGGCCGGATCAGGTCAGGTGTGAAAGACATGAATTGAAAATATGTGGTATCTACGGATCACTACATATATGCGAGTGTAAGATGGCATGACAGAAGAACACCCTGTCTACAGAGCACAGTTTTATATACACGAATTAAAGAAGTATGTGCTTTGGTCTGACTATTTAGCTTTCTACAAAGAGCAGGACGATAATATAATGCAGTTTAGTCATTACTGTATGCATATGTGGTCTAGCTATATGAATGACAAGATCAAAAGTCAAAAGGAACCTTTGAGCTACAAAGAGTACCTGAATAAATACAAAGACTTATTGGAGGAGGGCTACAGTGTTAGACCAGAAGATTAGCGCCCTGAGGCGTATGTACAATGCTCAGATAGACTGGTACAAGGCAGAGGTTCAGAACTATCTGGACAATCCTGTGGCTGTAGGAGAGCACGGTAACTTACTTGAGACTATGGACTCTCTTATTGCTAAGATAGCTGAAGCAGAGGACAGGCTCATTGTACTGGAGACACACTTTAATGAGTAATGTAATCAACCTCATGCCTACGGAAGCTACCGCTGATGAAGTCCTAGAGGACTGTAAGGGCGAGTTTAACCACGTACTGGTACTGGGGTGGACTGAAGAGGACTCTCTGACAGCTAAGGCCACAGAGTCTATGGACTTGAAGGAAATAATTTACCTACTGGAGGTATTTAAACATGCAATTATTACAGCAGGACACGAAGTAGAATGAGCTTATTAGATACTAGAGATTACTACAAACCGTTTGACCATCCTTGGATGTTTGACTACTACTCACAGCAGAATCAAATGCACTGGTTCCCAGAGGATGTACCTCTGCACAATGATGTCAAAGACTGGCAGACAATGACTGATGAGGAGAAGAATCTGTTAACTCAGATCTTTCGTCTGTTTACACAGTCTGATGTAGACGTTAGCTCTGGGTATGTAGACAGGTACATGAAGCTGTTTAAGAAGCCTGAAGCACGTATGATGATGGGTGCGTTCAACAACATGGAGTCCATACACCAGCATGCCTACAGCCTGCTTCTGGACACTGTAGGAATGCCAGAAGTGGAGTATAAGGCGTTTTCAGAGTACGAGGCTATGGCTGACAAGCATGAGTATATTAACGCTGTAAAGGTTGCTAAGGGCGACAAGAAGTCAATTGCTAAGGCACTAGCGATCTACTCAGGTTTTACTGAAGGGCTACAGTTGTTCTCTAGCTTCATCATACTACTGAACTTCCCACGCTTTGGCAAGATGAAGGGCATGGGGCAGATCATTACCTACAGCATACGTGACGAATCTATGCACGTAGAGGCAATGACAAAGCTCTTCAGGGAGTTTATGCAGGAGAACATTGACCTGTGGACTGATGACTTCAAGAAAGAGATATATCAGGCATGTAGGGAGATGGTTGATCTAGAGGATAGGTTCTTGGATCTTGTGTTTGAGCAAGGCGATATACCGGGACTCACCAAGAAGGAGATGCAGCAGTACATCAGGTACATTGCTGACCGCAGGCTGCTACAGCTAGGACTCAAGCCCAACTACGGGGTCAAAGAGAACCCACTGAACTGGCTTGACGATGTGCTAGGTGTAGAGCACCAGAACTTCTTTGAGGGCCGTGCGACTACCTACATGAAGGCTGGACTACGTGGTGACGTTGGTAAGGTAAGGTTCGCTAGTGTAGGCTAGAGAAGACTAGGGGGCTTAAATGCCCCCTTTTGTCTCTACTGTCCTGTTAACATTCCTGCCTGTCTTTGTTGTTGCGCTCTAGCTCTAGGAGTCAGGCTAACTGGTCTTTCTTCTACTACAGAGCCTATAACACCTACTCCTACTCTTTGACCTAAAGTCATTAGCTCAACCAGCTTCTTAGTCACTTCTTTAGGCACAGGCTGACCACGTTTTTCAAACTCAGCAGCAGCCTTCATTAGTGATATTGTGTTATCTATTGTCTCTGACTTAATAGCTTTACGAGCCAGAAAACCGGGTAATAAACCCTGCACAAAATTACTTGCACTAGGGTTTCTTACAGGGGCTAATTCACCGCTTCTGACAGTCAAGGAGAACGCCCCGCCGCCCCCGCCTGAGGCTGCTCTTTCTAGTATCTCTAGTTCATCTAACAGTTTATCAATCTTTCCCTTAGTGGCTGTACCAGCAAACAAGTTATCATAAGTGTCTCTAAACTTAGGGTCAGACAACTTTCTTCTAAAGGCTTGTAACGAAGATTCACCAGCTTCAGGAGCCATCCTCAAAGCACTCTCTAAGTACCCTCTACGTATAGCTTCCATAGGGTCTTCTACGTTTAGTTTCTTACGTAGCTCAGAGTCTTTAGGAAGTTTTTCAACGTAAGAAGCAGCCAGTTTTTTAAGATCTCTGATGTCGTTTAGACCTACTTGAAACCCCGGCTGTGTCATCATAGAGCCTATTTGTGAAGGTTCTAATACTTCTAATGCTTTCTTAAAATACTCTCTGTTAACTACTTCACGGCCTTCTCTATAGTAAGATGTGACTTTAGCGTACTGTTCTTTTAGCTCTGGAGATAGTCTATCAGAAGCCTCATCCATCGACTGCTGTAAAATGTCTTTTGCTTTTTCCCATGCTAATTTTGCAATAGGGTCTGCGTTTGCCCCAGTAGACACAGCAAATAATTGTTTCTTAACAGCAGACAGTCTTTGATGTGCTTCCCAGAAATTTAGATCATTAGGCAAAGTCTCTAAATACTCAACGGCTGATTTTTCACCACTGCTTAAAAACTTAGCCTTGACAATTGTTTCTCCTTTGGTATTAACAGTCTGTGACCGTCGTTGCCTTCTAATTTCATTAGCGGCTAATACACCAGCTTCTCTAGGGTTAACAGCTACTTTACGTCCTGTTTCAGTAATGACACGGTACACAGGAGACACAAGCTCATCTAATGCTTCATCTGTCTGTCGTATTAAAGTCTGTAACACTTCCCCTTGCTCCATAGCAGAAGCAGGAGCGTTTGAATAATCCCCTATTATTCTTTTAATTTGATCGCCCATGTATTTTTCATAGCCTTCTAAGTAGTTATCTACTGTAGAAGAAGTTACTTCAGATACTGCTGCTAAGTCTGATTGAAACCTAGCTGACCAAGATTTAGGGCGAACCATTGAAGGTAATAAACTAGAACCGTACTGTTTTAGGTTTTTTTGTAGCTCAATGACTCTTTCTATCTGTTCGTCATTTAGAGTAAACTTACCCCCTAGTTTCTGTTTTCCTTTAGCGTAAAGCCTTCCAACTACAGGGAAAGCAATCCCTAAAACACCTGAAGCAATAGCATCAGTCTGTGCAGCGTCAATAGAAGCATTTAGAGCAGCTTTAGGGTCTAATGTACGGCCTTCCATTAAGGCTTCTACAGTCTCACCTAGAATCTTACCGCCAAATACAAGCGGGGCGGTAGCTGTAATGCCTCCTATAACACCACCCACAACAGGCGCAGCAGCTTTTACTTGGGGAATAGGAATAGGAGCAGTTAGTTCTGTGGCTAAAGCTGCTCCCCTAGCAACGCCTACTCCCCCAGCAGCCATAGCTGGCCCTATTTCAAACCCAGTATTAACCCAGTCTGCATAAGTCTCAGGGTCTTCTTCTGTAGCTAGAAACTGAGAACTAAAACTTTCTGAGTCTTCTACATCACGCATAGTGTAAACACTAGCCTCAACATCAGAAGGAACAGGGTAATTATTCTTGATAAGATACTCTGTTATTTCTTCTACAGACCTGTTGTCACCAATGTTTTCTATGGTAGTACCATCTTCTAATTCTATAGCTTTTGGCATTAGTTTATTTCCTCACCGGCCTGTACTGTTTTCTTTATAAAGTTTGGAGTAGGTGGAACACCGTACTTCTTATATATTTCTTGTGTCTGTTCCTCTGTTCCAGCCTGAGCAGCCCAGCTAGTATTAAAGCCTACCAAACTCCCTGCGTTTTTCATCATGTATTCTGCTTTAGCTTCTGACTCAGCGGCAATAAGTGCTTTAATTTTCATTTGTCCTAATAGCCAACTTCTGACAATCTCAGGACTAGAGTTAGCCGGAGGGACAGTGCTTTCTGCCCTTGCTACGTCAACGTCAGAAGCAGCTCCCGTAGGAAGTCTAAAGTTAGTAGTGTCTACTCTTTTAGCTTCTAAGTTGTATCTGGTTAAAGTAGCATTATCACCGCCTGTCCACCACTCTTGGGCCTTTTTAAGCTGGGATGCAGGAGTACCTACAGGAGGAACATTTAAGTTATAATCAGCTAACAAATTAACATCTTGTTTTATCACACTTCTAGCTTCTGCTCCTTCCATTACAAAGTCATTCATAGCTGGTACTAAGTCTTCAGGAACCCTCATTAATTTTAAAGCATCTTCTGGTTTGACTGTCCCTGCTCGTACCCCGTCTATATAAGGTTTTATCCCCGGTATATTACTGTCTTCTAAAGCTGCAATTGTTAAGTCTTCAAATGATTTTTGAGATGCTCTCTTTTCATTTTGCATTTTAGTATATGCATTTCTAGCTTCCTTCCTTACGTACTTCCCTGCGTTTGGCCCTGTAGAGTATATTTTAAAACCGTCTTTATCTTCAAAGGTTTTTATTTCTGGTGTTTTACCTTTACCTAGTACATCTTGAAGAAAGTTTACAAGAGTTCCTTTATATCCGTCTTCTATTGCTGCTGAATACAAGCGTTCATTTTCACTACTTGTTGGAGGTGTAGGAGGTGACCAAATAGTATTTTTATATGTAGCTAGAGTCATTCCTTCAGGTAAAGCTCCTTCGGCCTTAGCTTCAGAGTAAGCTCTTTCCATCTCTGTACTACTTCCTGTGCCTCCTTTGTTCCTGTCTATCCATTCCCCATAAGGCACAGTTTCTCTTTGACCTTCAGGGACAGCCAACAGGTAGTTTTGGTAATCTACAGGCAAACTTTCTTTGTCTTCTGATGCTTTACTTCTTACACCAAGTTCTGTATCTAGTAACTCTGTAGCTTTCCCTGCCTCTAAATCATAAGTTCTTTCTAGTTCGTTAACTGCTGCTCTAGCTCCGGGCTTTAGTAACTCATCAGTAGACAACTGAGATACATAAGCAGTGATAGCTCTGATGCCTTCTGTTCGTTTAGTCTGTAATTCTTTGGTTTTACGTTTTTCAGACACTTGATTAGCAAGCTGTACTGCCCTAGCAGGGTCAGTTTTAGCTAAGTTAGCTAATACAGCCTGCATTGCTTCAGGTGAGTCTAACCCTTGTTCCTTTACTGTGGCTGCTAAACGCTCCTGCGGAGTCCTCATGTCCATCCCAAGCGCACCACCAATCTGCCTAGCAGCCTGTTGTGCAAATGGACTCATGGGCCTACCAGCGCCTGTCAGCAATCCTGAAGTACCTTGAGTAGGTGATACCTTGTAGCGATCAAATGCGCCTATTCTATCTAAAAGTCCCATAAGTATTCCTCAGTTAAAAGAAGCGTTCAAGGGCGCTGCCTATTGAAATTATATCGTCAACCATGCTTCCGCCGCCTCCTGATCCTCCACCAGCCGCTGCTGCTTGGGTAGCTTGAGCACCTAAGATACTAGAGTATATATCACGTAGGTTCTGGCTACGCACAGTCTCTGCCTGTAGTAAATCTTCTAAGCCACTAATGCTTGCCCCAGCCATAGTCTGAGCACCTAACTGTTGCCCTGTACGTGCGAGGTCAGCAATACTAATGGCAGGAGTTAGTGAAGCAAGTAACTGCTGCTCTGGCGCGTATTGCAGACCCAAAGAAGCACCAATGTTTCCTAGCTGTGCTTGCTGTAGTGCCTGAGGCAATCCTGCTGCTCTACCGCCCAGACCAAACATGCTCTCAGCCAATCCTGCTTGTTGCATTTGTTCTGCCTGTGCCTGCTGTATTGCACTTAGGGATGCTCTAGCCTTGGCTTCTTCCTGTGCCTGTGCTAACGCTAGTTGCTCTGGAGAGCCACCAAACATGGCTGTACGCAGACCTGTGCGCCCCTGTGACGCTAAACGCTCCTCTAGTGCAAGCCTAGCACGTTCTTCAGCAGGCCGCTGTGTGGCTCTAATGCGCTCATAGACATTAGATTCTCTAGCACCCATAGGAGCCATAGCCCCCGTCAGAAAGCCTCCAACGCCCCCTAGCGCCTGTTGCTGGATACCTGATACATCTGGTGCTACTGCATCCATACCGCCCAGTAAGCCGCCTGTGATGCCTTGTAGCTGCTGTTGTTGTAAAGCCTGTGAAGGAGATAGTGTCGTAGTATACCCGCCTTTAGGTGTAGCAGTAACACCACCGAAGCCTGTGGACACTGTAAATGGCTTGAAGGCGACATCTTCTTGAGCTTGTTGGCCTATCTTTGCCTGCTCTTCTGCTGACTTTTCTGCAATGCCAGTGATCTTGTTAAGCTCATCAATTCTTAGACCAGCACCAAGCAACTGACCACCTTGGCCTCCCAAGAATCCACTTATAGCACCGCCAAGGCCGCTTAGGTTGTCTAAGAATCCCCCAAAGCCTCCAGTGCCTGATCCTGTTGAGCCTGATGCTAGTATATTATCAACTGCTGTTGAGTTTCCAGTAAACCCCATGTTATCTAAATTTATACCAATAGGATTGTTATACTGTTGAACAGCAGGGTTTGATTGAACAAAACCCATGTTTATGCCATTACTCATTTATATTCTCTCTATGTTAATACTGTTGTTATCACGGAGACTGCTCCTGTTA